GTCTGAAGCGAAAGCTTCTATAACCGCGGAACTAGCACATAGTGTGGTAGAACTCCGAAGTGACGAACAGAGAGTTGGTTGAGGCGCTAACTTCATGTTCTATCCCTTATTTTGCCTCCTAAGTTGGAGGTGAGATGAGAACAAGATCCACAACCCTTAACTCTCCTGTAATCGCGGCACAAACTACAAACGTGCCGTGGTCTAATGGGAGCATTTGTACGCAGAACCACGTCGCCGGTACACCTTCTTATTACAACAGCGGAAATTATCAAGTTTCGCTGTATTCTAAGACGATGAACGACGAGGTCACAATCGATTTCTACAAACGACGTAACCGTGGCGATATTATTCAAAACGCTATGACGATTGTGGAACAGAAAACTGACCAAGTACCTGTGTACATTGATCGTGATTGGACAATTGAGAGGTATCTCTCATGCTCTGGAGTTTATGTCTGGAGACCGTTCGTCAAATCTGAGTACTTTGGTACCTGGCCATTTGAAAGTTTTTGTTCTTCAAATGGACTCCCAGGTTATCTGAGTTTACCCAGTGTTACGGCAGCGGAGATCCAATCAGCGCAAAACATTGCTGTGACTAAGGCCTGGTCTAATATAGATCGGTCTGAAATCTTGGCGTTAGTATGCGCAGCAGAGGGAAAGAAGACGTTAGGTACGATTATCAACACCCTGAAAAGGGCCCAAAAGATTACCAGGAAAGTTCGAAGACTTGAACTATCTCGGCTCAAAGAGCTAAGATCCTGGCGACCGGTAGGGAAAGATATCCGTAAGGAATTCAAGCGATGGAAATCGCGAGTTGATGATTTATCTGACGCGTACTTGGAAGCTCGGTACGGCCTGCGACCCCTGTTTTACGATGTGCGCGGTGCTCTAGCTCTTACAAAAGAGAGCTCGAAGGACCGTTTCACATTTCGGGGAACAGAAGAAGTGGTGAAGGAAAGTTCTGCAACGCAGAATTATAACTTCAGTTACTATTCGTCGTTATGTCCATATGCAAAAGCAGTAACCGCATATGACAGGACGTCTTCTGTCGCAGTGAAAGCAAGAGCTGGGGTGTTAACTAGCATTGACCGGTTAACGATGACTGAACGTACTGGCACAAACTTAATAGTGCAGTCGGTCTGGGAACTCGTTCCCTACAGTTTCATCGTAGACTGGTTCGCAAATGTTGGTGAAACACTCGGTGCCTGGGCCAACAAAGTCAGACTAGGCTCAAACGCATTGACCTCTTGGGTTACTGTCGAGAAGATAGAAACTCAAACAAGAACCTTTGGCCAGACAGTTTATACTTTGACACCGTCGACTTACTATCGGGTAATGCCAGCAAGCTCTAAAGCTACTGTCACCGGAAGTATATCAAAGGTTGTACGAACTGTCCAACGCGTACCTAATCCGCCGTGTATGGTTATGCCTGAAATTAGGATAAACCTCGACCCGGCAAAACTATTAGACCTTGCCCTCATCGGTAGAAACCTGAAGAACCATTCTCGGTTTTTTAAGGCTCTATATCGGTAAATGAGAGCGCACAATCAAGGAGCTTACCCATGCTTGCAAATGACATCACATTAGCTGTCGATCTGCTGAACACAGGCGTCACCACGGACGAGGTTTTCTCTTGCCATGAAAGGCATTTGAATCGTTCCGTTTACATCGGGGAAGAACATTCTCCGGCGTCACGGGACAACCTCGGGTTTTACCGCACTTTTCCAAAAACATCTGGTAACTTTAAGGGCACTTGCAAATCAGCCCTGAAATTTACCAAGGACTTTGAGGTCGAGGGCGTGGATTCAACCACAACCGTGACCGCACCTGCCATTATGGAGGTGTCCTTTTCTCTTCCTGTGGGCCTTACTGAGGCTCAGATGCTCGTCATTCGTCAGAGAGCGATTGCTCTTCTAGATGACGACACGGTTATGGACGATCTCAATCGTCTGCAGATGGTCTAGTTATGCCAGATATACTTGGTTATATTCTAGAAATTACCACTGCAATTTGGATGATACTTACTAAGTTCTTCGGTATCTACTAAATCACAACCAGGAGGAAACATGAAAGATGTGTCCAAAGTTAAAAACGTAAGAAAGAGCAAGCGCAAACTTATTGTTAAAAGCGCTGTTAAACTCCCAAGTGATTATCCTTGGAAGGTTCTCTCTGCTCTTTCACAAGACCTAGCAATTTCTCTAACAGAAGACGATAGTCTGCTTATTACGCAGATTGTTCGTGACAGAGATTTATCTGCCCTTTTGCTTCTGGATGAGATCTGGGGTTTACAGTGTATATCAACCCAGGGCGCCTTGTCTCTTGATAATTTGAGAGCAAGATACGCGATTGCTGCACTGCTTAAGAAGTTTCAATTTTCGACCGACGCAGAAACACGCCGATCTACCGCAATAAAGAAGTTCCTTAAAGCGGAAGAGGTGTGCAAAAACTATAACCATGGTGGTTATAGGCGTTTGGTTGCTAATGGAGATTTTGCTGCAGAGATTTTGACGTACGCACGAGGTTTTATATTTAAGATCCTCGGTGAAGCCGTACCTTTGCAGGCAGTGATTGTCAACGGTAGACATGGGCCGGGCGCGAATCTTGACACTGTACATGGTCGTAAGAGTGCTTACTTTAAGTACTCTGAATGGCCGTATTCTGTCACAGCACCAGCAGTCCGGTATGCTCGTTATCTGATCGAAACGGATGAAAGATGGCTAGGAGCCCTCCACGATGATTATAGGGAACGCTTCAATATACCGAAGCACTTTCCAATCAACGTGCGAAAATTCTGGTCAGAAATATTTCGAATCGTCCCAGGTAATGAAATCTACTTCGTTCCAAAAACCTGTCTTACAGATAGGACAATTGCAATAGAGCCCTCCATGAATCTCTTCCTTCAGCTGGGTGTAGATGATTTCATCCGCACTCGTTTAAAACGCTGGGGGATAGACCTCGATGACCAATCGAGAAATCAGGAAATGGCTCGACAAGGTTCGGTTGATGAGAGTTCCAAGTCATATGTAACAATTGACTTGTCCATGGCATCGGATTCTATATCCGTCGCTTTGGTGAAACAGCTCTTACCTTCCAATTGGTACTCGTACTTCATGGACATCCGTTGTCCCGTTGGGATGATGGACAAACACCAAATCGTTTACGAAAAAGTGTCGTCTATGGGTAACGGTGCCACCTTTGTATTGGAATCGCTAATTTTTGCTGCATTGTGTTACGCAGCGAAGAAGACGCACGGGTGCAGCAACGAGGAACTCCGAGATTTCTGTGTTTATGGGGATGATCTCCTCATACAGAAAGAGTACTCGGGAACACTTTTGCAAGCGCTCAATTTGGCCGGTTTCATGGTTAACACGGACAAAACCTTCCTTACTGGAAGTGTTCGTGAAAGCTGTGGCTCCGACTGGTTCCAAGGAAATCCTGTTAGGCCTGTGTTTCTTTCTTCAGTACCTACTAATGTTAGTGAGCTCTTTGTTGATTTTAATCGATTAAAGCGC